ACTCTGCCTATTGAGAACCATTTCCTTTTACATAATTCTATTAACGGATAATCGTTTGTTTCTTTAGGGAACACAGTGAGTACTCTTTTAGATGATTTGCTCATGCTAATTGGTTCTTTGGTAAAGTTGTTCATCATCATGTTTATAGTTTCAAGCACCACTCTAAACTCTTGAACCATTGGGAATAGAGTATTTAAATCTTCTTGTTTTACAGAATTTGTCCTGATTATTTCTCTATTTCTTAATAGCAGTGCAATCAAAGTGTACTTAACTGGTTTATCCTCATCTGGAATGTCTGCTTCAATCCCTCTTTCTAGCAGCTCATCTCTTGTTTTAAGTCTCTTCATTCTTTCTGCAAACTGTTCATCGGTCTCTATTCTCGGGACAGAAAAGCATGGCATGTTCAACATGTAAGAAGAAGACGCTGCCATTCGTAGCATAGGTGAAACATTTGCAATACTTTCTCTTACCCCAGGGCTGTGCAATTTCAAGACCATCAAAGGTCTAGTATCGGGCCATTTTATCACCTTGTCCAACAACAGTATAGGATTTGTTTCTGCTTCCATGTTTGCATCCTCCAAAGTCATTATTCCTATTTCTTTAGCTGTTCTTTCAAATATCTTTGTATTTGAAAATTTTAATTTACACATTGTGGATGATTTTTTCTTGTATTGTTTCGGAAGAGTGTCGTCAGTAAGTTCAAGATTAGTGTCGATTTGCACTCTCCCTTCCAATGTTTGTCCGTAAGTAGTATTGAGTGCTAAATTGTACAATTGAAATTCAACACCAGTCACTCCCGCAACCATGTCATAGTCAGCAGGCATGAACCCAGTGCTAGGATCAGGATTTTCTATCATGAGCTTTGTAGCTTCTCTAACCAATAAAGAATCGTGATTGTTAAATCCCATCAATATGTAATGCAAATACATTTGACAAATCTGCATTGATGCACATTCCAGCGTGGTAGCTCCACCTTCAAGACATTGAGTAAGGCCGTTGTTAAAAATTCTAAATCTGTCTATAAATTTCTCTGTAACAGAGAGTTCAAAACAGGCACTAGCCCATCTGAATACTGGCTTGATGGCTTTTTTACCCATATTCCATTCAGAATTATACTCGATCATATCTATGGTTCCTACTGAAGTTTTGCTATCATTTGTTTCTATTGAAAGATGTTTGGACACTTTTTCTTTCCATAACAGCAATGACTTAATCATTGCTTGTTTATTCCATGTAAGTGTGCCACTTATTGAAATTAGCATCCCAGAATCATCACTACCTTGAACAACTGTAGTGACAAAACTATCTTTCTTGAGTTTATTTCCCATATATCTCTCACAATATTCCTTGAAGTTCTCTTGGACCATGGTGTGATACAAAGAGCTGGTTAAATGCAATATACCTTGAAACATTCCAGATTTCACTTCTATTTTTGAATTAGAATCCGTTGAAAACATTCCTTGATTGCTGCTGCTATCGTTTGAGAATTTTTTGAACAACTTACCTGTTATGTTATTTCTGTTGGTATGTATAATTGATAGCAGCCCCAGAGGGAATGATATTTTCTTTCTTGTCCATAAACTCAGTGCTGTTATCAAAAAATTGTGCAATATGGGAGGTGCCACACATCGGAACATTGCTGCAAAATGAGATACATGATGTAATTGACACCATTTGGATGCATCAGCTGACTTTCCGTAAGTCACATAACTGTCTCCGAGAATCATCTTACTTTTCCTGTGGTGATTATAAACGAAGTTTTCTTTCGTTTTAGGAGTACATATAGTCTCTGATTCGAACTCTTCACACATCACTCTTGACAGCAGCTCTATATGAAATTGCACAATTCTTGCGGAAACCTCCAAAACGTGTATTTCTCTATCTCCACCGTGCTGTGATTTCGCAAAGCAATCACTATCAAAACCTTCTTTTTCTAGCAGCGAATCAAGACAAAAAGGTAGTAATTCTATTAAATGATCAGGTTCTCTATTTGCACTCTTTTTATAATTTTCTACTAGAGTTGTTAAAGCAAGAATCATTTTCGGCCGCTTAGATGCTTCATCTGGATTATCAGCATTAAGCTCTTTTAAAAGAAGACTAGCTTTCTTTGATTCTTTGGCTCCAGCTGTTTTAGACAATAATACTGGCTTGTCATGATTTCTAGAAGATGCTTTCAGAGTTGCCAATTGAGAGAATGAAGATCCAACAACACGCTCTATGTACTTCTCATATAAAATGTGCTTGCTGTTCTCTCCTAATTTCTTGTCCAACATTTGGCTCATTGCAGAAGCGAATCCTTTTAACAAGGACCTATTGCTTGAAAACTTTGGTGTTTTCAAACCCTTAGTGAACATTTTCCTATTAATGTCTTCTCTAAACTCGTACTCATGTTCTATAATTTTAGAGAGAGTTTTGAACATTCTACCTTGGTTCATACTTCTATATTTCGATACGACATAACCGTAATAAAATTCATTAATTTTCTCTTCATATGATACAAAACCATCATAAAAAAGACTCTTGATATTCTTAAATCCATGTATCAAAACCCCATCGACATACTTCCTATCTCTTTCCATTCTTTCTGTTCCATAGTATTTCATATCACCTATAACTTTCTTTGTGTAATGGCTTGCCAGTCTTGATCTCAACACTTTAGGTAATCGATCAACAAATCCCCAATGATTAGGCTTATGAGCTTCGAAAAGCTTCATATACAAATATCTCTGAGATGTAATTAACTCTTCAACATCTGTTTTATTGTTTGAATAAATTAAATATATGTTGTTCATCACCTGATTCACATAAGATGTTATCTTATCTGTGTCTGTACCTCTAAAGCTCATAGTGTGTATAGTCATCGCTGCCATATAAGGTCCAAATTTCAGGAAATGTTCCAATTCACTTTCGTTGAAAGAACAAAAATCAGTGATAACATGAGTTTTTGTATCATACAATTCAGGACCCAATCTTCCTGTCTCTAAATTCACATATTCATCTTTAGGAATAGCAAAGCTAACAAATATGTAGTCTTTTGGATTATAAATCAACATTGTCACTCCATATTTCAGTTCTTTCTTCATGAACTTCATATTATCTGTCCAGTGCTTATAGCTGTAACTTAGCTCTGTGAATATGTATGTCATAAAATAAGCATGAGTTATAAGCTTGGTGTTGTTCACTTTACTTACCAAGTTCAAGGACTCTTGTATAGAGTGATTTGTCGATATCTTTTTTGACTTCGTTACAATTTCTTCCAGTTCATCACTAATAAAGTGATTATTATAAAAACCAAAATTCTCTGT